ATGGTCTGGCTCAGAAATTCACTCCCATATAAAATAATTTATTAAAAAGGAGTATTATTATGGATAAACAACAACAAGTAGCGGAAATTTTAGTAAGTTCTGGTTATGGTTATTTCCACCAAGACAAATATATTGCAGAGCTATATAAAGCGTTACTTCCAGACGATTTAATGCCAGAATTGGTGGAACGAATTGGCTTGTTTACATGGGCTGTATTAAATTTAGAAGCGTATTCTGGCTCCTCTATTGATTTTTTGCCAGAAGAATTTACCAAAATAATTAATGGTGATTACTCAGCTAAGGCTTATAAAGAGCGTTGGAAAGAAATTGAGAACAAATACCGTTGTAAAGAATGGTATTTAGGAATGATTGCTCAAGTAGAGGCAGAGGAAGCCTATAAAGGTCGTAGAGAGATATAAGGAGTACAACATGGAACTACATGGCAAATCATAGATTTGAGTACTGGCAAAACACACCCAGTAACTGGGTTTAGTGGCACATTCACAACAGTGTCTTTCTCTTGTCAATACGTAATGTCAAGTGAAGCAAAGCAGAAAACATCGAAAGAGGTTGTGAATAAGCTATCTGAATATAATAAAGACCAAGTGGCGTATTGCAGTATTTGGGGTTACATCGACGATGGTAACGAATACACATGGCGTGATTTTCATATCAGAGATTTAGTGTACTGCGATAAAGTGTTTACATTGTATGTCGATAACCGCAACGGTATCAGATAATATATTTCAATTCCAGATTTTAATTTATTAATAAAGGAGAAATCATTATGGAAAAATTATACGTAATTGGTGGAAAATTATTTGAATTAGAAGCACTTGCTACAAACATGGCAAGTAGGGAGGATTTTTATTTCCTACGGAATACGGAAGATAATTCTGATATTACACGTATTCCAATAGCAGAATTACCTAAACCTTATCAAAAACAAGAGGTAACAGTCCCACCAGATGCCCTATATCTTGAAAATGGAATGGTTAAATTGTCTGGTTGTGAGAAAACCATTGATGTGGGGTTTGGTAACAGACACGTGTATAAAACTAAGACAGGCGATTTTGTCCATACTCAAAAATTCTATAACGTCAATGGAGCTTTAGTTTATGTGGATTCCGAAGGTCGAATTATGGATGTACCTAATTCCCCAAACAGCTTTACAAGTGATTTCACTGGTCTATGGTGCGAATTATCTCAACCAGTATCTTTACTTACTGGTCGTATCGTTGAGGGTGATTTAAAAATTAGAGTTGGCAGAGATATAGTCCCAGTCAATAAAGATGAAGTTATCTTTTCCTCTCTATCTGATGATATGGTTATTAAAGATAGTCAAGATTACGTTGTGACAGCAGAGGGGAATATTACTCGTCAAGATATTATTAATGGTCTTACAGACGAATGGCTAATCTGCGAAGATTGTGGACGTATCTACCACATCGACGATAATGAGTATCTTGACTACTATGACAAAAATGTTTGTCGTTATTGCCTAGATAACTATCGTTGGTCTACATACGATAATAATTACTTTAGCACTGATGATTGCGTATTCGTCGAGTCTATTGACGATTACGTAAGCTACCGTTCTCTAAATGCGAATTTCCGTAGATGTGACCATTGTGGAGAATATTATAGAGAAGATGATGTCAATGTCACCGATAATGATTATAATATTTGTATTCACTGTTATGAAGATGATGATGTAGTAGACGAGGATAACTACTATATTCAGTGCGATGACAATTTCATCCACTCTTATAGCTATAAACCTAGCCCTAAATTCTTTGGTGGTAACGATAAAACTAAGTATTTCGGGTTAGAATACGAAGTACAAGGCGGTGGTTGTGACGACTACAGTGCTCGCAAGCTGTTTGGCAAATTCCCTCATTGGTACTGCAAACATGACGGTTCACTAGAAGATGGGTTTGAAGCAGTAACTCACCCATGTACACCAGAATTTATGCTTAATAATATTGATTGGGAAACCCTAGTCGATAAATTAGATGACGAAGGTTACTGTGAAGAAGAAGGGGCTGGTATTCATATTCACATAAGCCGCAATCATTTTAAGAGTCGTTCTCACATCGGCAAGTTGGTTAGATTCTTTGCAGAAAATTACGATAGACTTGTTAAGTATGCTAACCGCTATCGTTCCGACGCCACACAATGGGCTAACAAAACAGACGTAGAAGGTTGCGATACATTTGAAAAATGTTATAGTGAAGCTCGTTGCGAGCGATACAGTGCTGTAAATGTACAAAACGAACATACTATCGAAATTCGTTTATGGAACTCTAGTTACAACGCTAAAGTTATTCGTAGCTTTATCCAAATGACTGATGTCTTAACTGACTTAGCCAATGGTCTTTGGGAAGATTTCACTTGGGAAAACATTGAGAAATTAGCTGAAGAACGTGGCTATCAAGAAATGTTAGACAGAATTTAAGTTTACAGTATTTTAAAATATATTTTAGTTAAATAAAAAGGAGATTTAATATGTGTGTTATTGCAGTTTATGAAGCAGGTTTGGAATTGAATAAAACAGAATTACAAAACTGTTTTGACTATAACAATGATGGTGCTGGTTTAATGTATTGGGATGCCACTAAAGGCAAAACCCATATTAAAAAAGGCTTCTTTACTTTTGAAGAATTTTGGGCTGAGGCTACAAAGATTCCGTCCGATATTCATCGTGTATTCCATTTCCGTATTGCTACGAGCGGTGCAATTGCCCCTTCAACTTGTCACCCATTTGCAGTGAGTGACGATTATAAAGCTATGGGTAAAGCGAATACATACTGTGATGTTGGTATGGTTCACAATGGTATCTTACATTCTTATACACCTAAATTAGGTATGGCTTCCAAACATAGTGATACTATGCAGTTTATTAAAGAAATGGCTTACCCTCTTGGCAATGCAATTTGGAAAAAACAAGTACAAGAATTACTCGCACAGCATACCAAAGGTAACAAATTAGTATTCTTAGGTAATGGTGGTCAAGTCGCTATGCTAGGCGAATTTACGGAAAGTAAAGAAAGCGGAGCTTGGTATTCTAACACTTCTTATAAAACTTACCGTACAACTTGGAAAACATCTTACTATGACTACGACTTATACAACTATGACGATTATAGTTATGATAGTGCTTATGATGATGTATCTGAACACCTCAATCAAACTACAAAAACGTATGAGGATTTCTTAAAGAAAACATATCCAGAATGTTTAGAAGGTACGGTAGATACCATTGATGATGACGGTGTAGCACGTAAATATTATCCAGTAGAAGTATTCTTTGGTAAAATGGACGATGACGCCGTAGAGGAATTTATTGACGAGTTCACTCAATTCGCTTATGATAACTATACATCCGTATATGACTATCTCATCAAAAATTATAGTGTGGTATTCTGGGTTGATTATCCTAGTGCTTTGATTAACAAGCGTGTTAAAAACAAAACTATCTTTGCTGGTGATAAGGATTATAAAGGGGCTTAATTGCCCCTCTCCTTCTAGGAGGTTAAAATGACGTATGAAGAGTTTTTTAAAAATGGCGATAAATTCCTATATGAATCACATGCATTTAGTGATTATATAATATACGATGTAGAAATTGTCGATATGAGAGTAGGGTATCATTCTATGGAAGTAAAATTTAAAAGAATTGGAGATAACACAAGATATTTTGATTCTTTTGCAAAACTTATTAGTAACCATCACAGTATATTTAAAATAAAGAAGGAGTTTATAAAATGATTACAATACAAATTGATGAAAAGAAATATAATAAAATTGTGGATGATGTTGAAAATAGCTTAGATTTCACATTATACGATGATTATCAAACATTTGTTGTTGGGTTTGAAGAACTAACTGATTTAATTGACAATGCTATTAGAAAGGCAAAGCAATGAGTAAAATATTTCAAAGTTGGAAGGCACTTGAGTATGCTTGCCCAGATATAATAAACTATTCTCTAATGAATAGAGATGATGAAAGGGATGTATACAATCACATATTTGGTGACAACGATATTATTTTATGGTGCTCTGATGTAGGCTGGAAAAGTTTTAAAATACTCAGTGTTAATAACCTATCACGCAATATGGATATAGCATACTACCCATTATATCATCACCATTCTCGCAACTATTTCTTTAAAAATACCATTGACCTTAAAAATATGTATAAGTTGAAAGAGAGGTATTAGTATGTTAGCTATAGTACTTTATGACGCTTCTATCGTAGAAAACAAAGAATATATGTTTGTCTCACAAGGCGGTTATTACTTTAGATTGAAGGTAGTAGACAAGAAAATAGGTAGTAGTACTCTAAAAGTTTTAATTTTAACTGGTAAGCAAGATATAGAGGAATCCACATTTTGGAAAGAGAGAGAAGATTTTAATTATTTATTTCAAATCAAGGAGGACTATAATGTATGATGTCAACTTGTATGATAGAAATATTAAAGAAGGTAATATACTGATATTCTATGAAATAATGGAAGATAGGGCAATGTGCTGTTTTGAAGTCAAAAATATATGTTCTGGTAGTACATCTATGAGCATACGCACTATACATATATATGATGGGTATTATCGTGCTGAATTTTGGAAATACGCACATGACTTTAAAAAACTATACAGAATAAAGGAGTTGTTTTAAGAACTATGGTTAATATAGAAAGATACGATAATTATTTTAATGACGGAGATTATTTTATATACGTCAGTACTAGATACAACTATATCCTACAAATTATTAATGTGAATATAGCTTCAGAAGATATGACTATACAGGATGTACCTAATACACCAATATTCCATAATACAGTATTTACTAAATATAGAGCAGATATACCACAAGTATACAAAGTTATCGAGCTATATAGATGAGGTGATAATATGGATATCAGTATAGACTGGGCGAGTCTATTTCACGAACATGATTATAAATGGCAAGAAACATTGTTTAAATTTAGAAATACGGAGGCTTGTGATGAATTTATTATCAGTATTGGGCAGGGCTATTATGGGGCTTATGTTGACCGCTTTAATTATGATACTGGGATATTGTGGATTAGTGACAGTGGCTTTTCTAATATGTATATTCAACAACTAGATAGATGGAGATTAAAACCAGGTGACGAAAGAATATTCTATAAAGTAAAGGAAGTGTATATATGATAGCACCTTTACTACCGCATCAACAAGAAGGAGTTAACTTTATATTAAAAAACTCATCAGCCTTTATATGTGATGATATGGGTATGGGTAAGACTCGAACGGTTATTGAAGCTATGATTCGACGTAATCAATATCCAATTCTAGTAATATGTCCTAGTTCACTCAAACTTAATTGGGCTAATGAGATTAAAAGGTGGACTGGCTTAGAATTAAATATAGATGATTTAACACAAAATATTATAATTACAAATTATGAAAGGATGAACAAATATAAGTTTAAAATAAAGAGATTACCAATCAAACAGTTAGTACTTGACGAAAGCCATGCTTTTAAAAATGATACAAGTCAACGAACTAAGTTAGCGTTAGAGTGGTCTAATAAAATACCATACAAGATATTAATAAGTGGAACACCGTTGCTCAATAGACCTCGTGAACTTGTAACTCAAATGGAAATTCTTAATAACATACACAAGGTGGGTGGTAAACAAAGATTTTTAGAAAAGTATTGTAATCCTAGATATAGCCAATATGGCATTGATTATAGTGGCTGTTCAAATATCCAGGAGTTACATAATGTTATGGATAGTATCTGGCTTAGAAGAACGAAAGGAGAATTAGAAAACAAATTACCTAGTAAAACTATAGTACCAGTACCAATTATTAAATATAAGCAACCAGCACCAAGAAGTTTTCATGATATTGAAAGACTTGACAAAGCTGTTCTACATCGAAAATTAAATTACTCTATTGATTTTATAGAACAGTTGTTAGAACGTGATGAAAAAGTTGTAGTGTTTGTACATCATAAAAATATTGGTAAAGCACTACATACCCACTTTCCTAACGCAAGTGTTATTGTCGGTGGTCAATCACCAATACAAAGGCAAATCAACATTGACAATTTTCAATTACATGATACACAAATTATTATTTGTAGCTTGCAAGCTAGTGCTGTTGGTTTAACATTAACTGCTAGTAGATGTGCGGTATTTATAGAATACCCCTGGTCGCCTGCTTTATTAACACAGGCTCAAGACCGTATACATAGACTAGGACAAAATGAAGATGTGTTTATATTTTATTTATATGGACAAGACAGCATAGATGAGTATCGTTTAAATACTTCAAGTTTTAAAAAAGCTGTTATTGATTATATTGTAGATGGAGGAATATTATAAAATGTCGTTAATTACAAAGGCACGCATTGTACGTGACCAAGCAAAAACTATTATTAGAGATTATGAAAAACACGGTAGTTTAGACCAAGAAACAAGAGAAGATGCTTTCTATTGTCAAGGTACACTTGATATACTTATTGACATAGTTGACACTATTCATGACGTAACTATTACAGAAGAAGAATTAAATCATTTGTATAATAAATTACAAGATATATTATTTAAGGAAGATGATTAAAATGTTTAAGAGTTTATACGAAGTAGAAGCGATAGCCAACAAAGCATTACAAGAATACTTTGGAAGGAAAGAAAAACCAGTCATACTTGTATATGCGTACGGTACACGTGATTATAAAACTTATATAGACACTAGACCAAGACCATATATATTACGAATAACAGAAAATAGATTAGATAAAACTTTTACGATACAAATTGCAAATATCGAAGGTCAAATTACAAAGAAAATGAAAGAGGTATAATACAATGGAACACAATTTTACAAAAGAAGAAATTTTTGATACAATCGTTGCTTTTTATGAAGTCATGAATTATATTTATTCTGCTCGTATGGATTGGTATCAAGGCGTTGGTGAAATGGATAAAGCCATTTCAGACATTCGTCACCTAATTGAAAATAACTATGACGGAGACCAAGAGCAAGGTGATATGTATTCTAAAGTGCTATACGAAGTATCTAAAGAACGTAGACGTAATAAAGATATGCAAGAATTATTTTTACCAGTCTACAACGTATATAAAGAAAATTATCAGCTGACTAAAGCTATCGAAGATATGATTAAGTATAAAGGTATCATGGATAGTGGTAGAACCTATACGCCTAAGGTGTTAAATAAAGAATTGCTTGCTAAGATTTTAAAAGAGGCTGAATAATATGAGTGACATTATATTTTTCTATCAAAATTTAAACGATAATCCAACAGTGACACTACATTTAAACTGCTACGATATGAACCGCTATAAATCAGCATTTACAGAATATGCTGATATGGTAGAATATAGTTCTACTAAAATGATAATTCTATATTCACCTCATGTAGGTACGGATTATATAACGCACGGTGGTTCGCAATTTGCACAACTTTCTAATGTCTTATACGAAGTTAAAACATATTACGAAGGCTCATTTAATAAACAAAAACTTAGAGCCATAAAATCTTAAAATTAAAGGAGTGATAATATGTTATATATACATAGTTGCAATGGAAGCATACAAGGGCTAATTATTACAGATAAACCACTAAAAGAATCTAAGTATACTAAACTAGAAATGACGACTACATCTCGTTTTATATATGCAAGTATGGATTCAGGAAGTACAAGGGATTACACATATCCTGTGAGTCTGACAACAGCATATCTTTACGAAATCAAAACTCTTTATAAAAGGGAAATAAAAACAAATGGTGGAACGATTGATATTGATTTAAATATGAGGTGGTTAGAAGAATGGATTGTATAGCATACGGAGTATTTAATATATCAGACTGTTGGGTAATTGAATGTGAAAGTTTCGAAACTGGTCAACTTTTTGTTTTTCTAAATAATTGTGATTTACATCAGTACCATCCAAAAAAAGGACATAACCATAGGTTAAGGACATATGTGCGAGAAATCACAACAGTTAAAGACAAGACGTATATAATTAAAGAAAGGTATAAGGTGTTTTAATATGGAAATAATCGCATATCGAATCTTTAGTAGTAGAGATTGTTATACACTAAAGACAAATAACAAAATAGAAATAGACAAATATGGTACAGCTAACTCAGTATATTTAACCAACGTAATATTAGTCAATTACATGGAGATGAATCCGCATTATACATCTACATCTGACCGTATATATTCTAACCTAAATGAGATGTATGAAATTAAAAATATATACAAGGAGATAAAAATATGAAATATATTTGTTATACTGTATTCGCACCAAAGGATTGCTGGATTTTATATACAGATAGTCCACCAGAACCACTAATAAAAGATAATGCACGTGCTATTATACGAAATATACGAATGACAAATTATAAAAGACTACATCACGATGATAGAGAATATATCTCACATCTATGGATTAGAATGAGTAATCTATTTAAGATAAAGGAAATGTATGGAGTTTTACAGTATGATATATAAATACATAGAAGATAGAATAGACTGCTGCATGATGATTATAACAGGAGTGCTACCACTAAAGGTAAATGAGCAAATGCTTGACTTCCGTGCAGATTACGATATGATTGATATGAGTAGTAAACGTATTATTATTGGTCGCTATTACTGTACATGTATAAACAACTTATTTATAGTCAAGGAGCAATATAATGAATAGACCAACTTACATATATACAACGCAATTCTGTGTATATTATTTTAGCACAAGGCGTATATCTAGCATAGATGAAAGTCTAGTTAGATTACGTGGTAATTCAGACGTATTAAACGTGACAGAAGGACAATCCTTCGTGCTCAAAGATTTAACACTATGCAAAAATAGATTCTATATAGTAAAAAAATACTACCAATAAAAAATGGGCGAGGTTATTATACCTCGCCTTTTTCTTTTTCTGGTAACATATTTAATTTATTAATCAAGTCTCGACTTAATCTACTAGATGTATCAATAGAGCGTTTTTCTTCTACCTCTTGTTTGTCAACAGGTTTTAAGCCTGCTCTATCGAGCCAGTCTTTAATTGCGGATACCTTTGTTTTAGCAGGAGTATCAGGGTTTTCAATAATATCTAATAAGATATTAGCCACCTTGTCAGCTTTGTCTCTGAATTTTTTATCCATACGGTTTTTGTAATCAGCCAACGCTTTTTGTACTGCCTTGCTATCTTCAACATTTTCCCACTTCTCTTTATAGCCCGCCACTCTTAACGCCTCCTTTTTACTTCCAGTTAATATCTTTGTCTGGACATATACATGTTGTTTATGGGTTAAAGGACGAGCTTTACGTCGTCCTGGCTTATATCTTGGCATAATCAATAGACCTTGCTATACGCTTTAACTCCCATACACGTTCTGTTAGTTCATCTGTAGTATATGTGGATGCGAATACTAACCCATTATTTAAAAGTAAATAAGAGCGTGCTTTTCTACCTTTTGTGGCTCGTAATACCTTCCCTTCACGGAAATATTTACGGAATAGTTCTTTTGAACTAGACACATTCATTGGCATGATTGCAAAAATTTCTTTCATCGCAACCTTATACCCAAAACCTAAGTCGAGGAACATATCATTTACTAACATTCAATCCCCTACCTCTCAATTCAAAATAAGTATCTCCCATAAAAGGCGTAACCTTTTTATTACGCTCATTACCAGTCATTTCAGCAATCCAGAAGCCACTTAGGTTTGGTCTAATACCGCTTGCTTTAATATAGCTAGGGTATGTTTGGAACGATGATTGACGTAGCTCCCAAACCTCTTTTACAATCGGTTTTTTAGAATACTTATTGTGTTCAATAGCAATCTTTGGTGTAGCACTAGGCTCATGGAAATGTTCAAACCATGTTACATCAGCATTAAAGTAATCATAATAATTCTTTGTACGTCTATTCTTATGTAAGATATGATGTACATAGCAATTCTTATTTACGTTAAAATAAACAAGACCAAATTCGCCCTTGTATAAAGTGCGGCCACCTAGTAATGCACATATCATTTGTTCTACGCTGATATAAGCATCATTATAGGCTCTTGCTCCGTGATTACCACCAATAACACCAATTAATTGACCGCTCTCATATAATGGTTGAATATCTTCTACCAATGCGTAAACCTGTTCGTCACCAACTAAGGATTCTTCTAGTACGCTACCCTTTGAGTGTTTAGTCGTTGTGTTAGTGCTATCACCACCAAGAATTACTTTACAATCTGGTCCTAAATTCAACAGATTTTTAACTGTCTGTTTTAGATAGGCTCTATTGTTAAGCCCTTCATGGACGTCAGATAATACAGCTAATTGTGCGTAATCGGTATTTAATCTACACGTTATAATATGAGGTTTATAACTATCCTCAAGTGATTTAACTGTCATTCAACTAGCCTTTCATATATTCTTCTAAATTCAAATACTGCTCATAGTATAATGGCAATCCTGCTTTGATATATTTTAATATTTTCTTACGGCGTTGATATAGTTTACTATCACGTGTAATACCGTATTTTTTCATCATTTCTTTTGTGGATAAACCATAAATAATTGTATCTCTCCATATCCCCCAACTCACTGGGTCCATAGATGATAGGTATTGCTTTAACCACATTGCAAAGTGGATTAAAACTAATTGTTCTTCTTTTTTGATATAAATCTCTTCTGGAGATTTACTATATTTCTCAAAAAATAATTGAGAAAATTTATCAACTTTACGATACTCATTGACGGAATTTGTGTATTCCCATGATTTCATCGCAAAGTTAATTTCTTCTAGTGCTTTATCACCTACATTGTCAAATAAGGTGATAGCCTCCTGTATCATTGACTCTTTCATAGGACAGTACCTCTCTCGTCTGGTGCTAATCCTTTTGGGCATTTAGGTAGGTATCTACAACTGATGATAATACCTACCCCAATGTCTTTGCCTGTTTTCTTTTTTCTCTCGCACGACTTTAGATACCGTACATTTCTTGAATCTTTCATTAAGTACTGTTTAATTAGGTCTTTATCTTCGCCCAATACACCAATATTATAGAGGTCACCAGTATTTCCGTAGTCAACTACGAAATAATGTACCATTAAACCTCCTGTTATACTATATCATATAGTTCTTTGAATATCTCTGGGTCACATGGATACTGCTCCCCATTAATTCCAGTAATAATCCAGTCACCTGGATTGACTTTAATCACGCCATTTAACGTAGCTATATATTCCCCACCGTATTTAGAAATACGTGCTTTAAGCATATTGGGTTTGTGTTTGATAACATAACCAGTATCGTGATTTTGTTTAATGTTCTCTTTATAGACGTCAACACCTATGTTGAGATACTTAGATTCCAATAGTTCTTCGATATTTCTATAACCTTGACCAAAGATAGCTCGTAGAGTAACACTAATAGCCTTTGGCAATTCTATTTGCAGTTTTTGGACATGGGGTCCTATAAATACCAGATAACTATGTTCAGTATATTCAACACTTGTATACCCAACATCACGCAACTGACATAAAATACCAGCTATGTGAACATGCTCCAATACCTGTGGTTTTTCTAGTTTTTCAATTATTTCTGTAATAGAAGCCATTTTATTTACCTGTACTCCCAAATCCACCTGTACGTGAACCTCTAGGGTTATCACGGTCTGTAATCATATATGGTTGGAAAATCGCCTGTGCGATTCTATCGCCTTTCTTAACAACATAATCACTATCGGTTGTATTTTTTAATAATACTTGGATGTGACCTTCATTGCTAGAATTATTGCAATAATCACTATCAACAATGCCTACACAATTCGCTAAGGTAATCCCGTATTTACCAGCCAAAGATGAACGTGGATATATTGCTAGGAACTCATCTGGTGGGAAAATACATTTTAGTCCTGTAGGGACGAGGACAGTTTCACCTGCCCCAATCACTACAGTTTCAGCTGATTCTAAATCGTAACCAGCACTTGCATATGTACTGCGTTGAGGGATTTTAATATCAGTGCCGTTATATAAAGACACTACTTGAAATCGTCTATATGGGATATCAGGTACTAGATAATCTTCCATACTTTACCTCCTACTTAAAACTAAACATACCATTAGCAATACCAGAATATGTAGGGAGTTTGCCATCCCACTTCTCAACTTGTTTAAGTTGAACCATTTCTGGAGTTAGGCTAGAAGCTACTTGTGCATTATAATATGCTTCAGCATCCGCTTGAATACGCTTAGCTTGTGCATCACCTTCAGCAACCGCTACTTTCTTTTTAGCTTCTGCTTCTGCCGCTACTTTTTCATATTCAGCTTGACGTTGTTTGTATTGTGCGTTAGCTACTGCCTGGATAGCTTCTTTAGTAGCATTATCTGGTTCTACTTTACCTAATGAAGCCTGTTCAATAACAATACCATCTTGGTCAAAGAACTCAGAAACTTCTTTCAATAGTTCTTGGTTAAATGCTTCTTTCTTTTCACCTACAATATCCATCATAGAATAATGAGAGGAGATATCATTAGCGATACGTTGGAAGTTTTGTTTCATATAACCATATTCGATTATGCTATCATCTTGACCTTTAAATTTGTTATAGATATGAGGTAAAGAATCTTGATTCATGTGATATGTAACTTGAGCATCAACCTTGATTGTTTTGCCATCTTTTGTACCAATTACGATACTATCGTCTACGTCTTTGCGGTCTTCGTGATTACCATCAATATAGTATGCTAGCTCTGTGCTAACAGGATATTCTGTAACACGTTTCCACGGAGCAACTACGTGCCAACCTTGGTCTAGTGTTTCTGGCTGAATACCGCCGTCCATTTTATTGAATACTACACCTGCATGACCTGCTGAAATCATATACGTTGTATTGTAAATCAGAGCAAATGCTAGGATAACTAATATACCTAGACCAGCTAGTTTTAAACCTAGAAATTTCATTTTTATTTTCCTTCCTTTATACGTTTTACAATGTAATCTAATATGTCAAATATCTCTTCTTGATATACAGTTGCAAGCAGTAACCATATAATGAAAAGTATGAAAATAGTCCATAACATTTCAGCCACCTATTTTACTTTATTTATAGCATCTGTAATCATATTGATATAATCTTGTACGTTTGTTTTAACAAACGCATTAGCACCTTGAATATTATCAACGGTGACAACATTGGCTACAGCCATAGCTATCAATGTATCCTTATCTGGTATAAAGGCTTGTAACAAGAATGACACAAATGTCACTGGAATAACTATCTTTATTAACTTTAAAGATGCTTTTTGTTTAGCTTCTGCTCTCTGACGTTCTATAGTACTACAACCTTCCCAAGGTGACTCTATAAAATAGTAGCCACCAATAATAAAGCAAGCGATAGTACCAAAAAATGCTATTAAACCGAGAGAGAATTTAAGTGGATTTGCAATACCAGCCAGGTATATTAACCAAGGACTAATAATAGGTTCCATACTATGCCTCCATTTCTAGGTATTCACGTATGATTTTATCCAATTCTAGCCAGCGTTGACGATAAAATTCAGATTCTGTGACATTCTTATGTTCCAATTCAACTACTGCATTTGCTTCATCCTCTAAGTATTTCTTATAAGTGTCATATAAAATCTTGATGTCATCACGGTTGCGTTTCTTGGAATAGTACATATAATCTACTTTTTCAATTTCCTTATAAAACGGAGTCATATTGACTCGACCCATAAATTCCATTGCTAGAACAGACTCTGGGTGTTTCACAAGAACTTCTCCGCCACTAGCATGTGGTTTTAACAAAGATACATTATGTATATAACCGTCACAGTTTACCGACATATCAATTATAACATAATCTCCAGTTTTATCTTTAAACATAAAACCAATACCAAGTTTCCCGTCTACAATATTGTATGTCCCCATTACTGCCAATCTCCATTAGATTCTTCTACCATTGCTAGTACACTCTCAAATAATTGTTGATAGAACTCTGCCTTTTCCTCTGTATTTTTCCATGTACCAATCTTATACAAATAACCTTCCATTAACGTATGCCAATCTTCTTCTTTAATCTTTAAGTATTTCATTATAATTCCTTTCGTACTGGTTCTTTTGGTGTCTTTTTGTGCGATGTAAAATCACATGATAGTTCTTTACAGTTTTCGCACATACCAAGCATGTCTAGGTTACATAAGCTAGGATACAACACATGTAGTCTATGATATATAGCACGTGCAATTTCTTGATGCTCTTTGCTTGCTCGCTTACACAAACGCTGTTTCAGATACTCTAGCCAGCAACGCAAGTTGCCGCTCATGCTTAATCTTACCTTTACTCCTAGTGGTAGAATATAAGAAGCCTGTTCAACTGGTACTCCCTTAGTGAGTAGATTGTTAAACATTACAGCTATAGTATCATACGCCTGATTCATCATTGCAGTTTCTTTATCAAAGCCATTATAAAACCCATTAGCTACAATGTTAGAACCACGTGTAGACTGTACCGTAAAGCTAAAATGTCTATGTCTACTTAATTGGGCAAGAACCTTTTGACTGCACAATACATCCATAGACACGTGGATATGTTCTAACAAGGACCAATGACCAGATTTACAGGCTTTAACTAGAGAATCTAGTGTACATTTTTTGCCATAGCATTTACTCATAGCTTCAATCGCTACATCTGGCTTGGTATAATCTACCAAGTAGATTGGACTGCTTGTGTCACAGCCCATTATTTATCCTCGTTTATGTCAGTTAATTCATCAAAAATATCACGGAGTTTATCAATAGAAGCACACACATCGTTAAAAGCTTCTTCCATTAGCTCTCGACTTGCATCTCCTGCATACATATCGTCACCTAAGCATTCTTGCAATAATAGCTTCAAAGATACTAACTGGCTGTTTACCGCTACTAAAGTTAATACTTCTTCAATTTGTGGTGTAATTACTAATTTACTCATATTAATTTCCTTTCTGGAACAATCTTTCAAATTCACTATCAGAAAACACATAATTAACTGGTGGCTCATCAGTATAATCTATAATCCAGAAAATACTGTCAAATACTATGCTCTTATGAGCACGCACTCTACGACCAGTATCTTTTTCTATATATAGACTATCAACCAATCTTACCACCTGCGATTGCGTATACTGTTATTAGTATTTGTAATATGCTTAATATACAAACACCAGCTATACACCAGAACATTACTCTTTCAAATACATCCATGATAGCACCTACACAACAGTTACATCTAAATATTGTCTACCGAATTGGATAGCTTCTTCCTCGCTATCTACAAATATATCAATCATATCTGTATAGCCACCACCAAAACGGTCAGCTACAACATATGTATATCCATTAATAATCACAGTAGTACCAAGAGGTAAATCATCACTAGCTACTGCACCTACATATGGATATTGACCATTTGCCATTACGCCACCAGAATGGGTATAGGCACTTACTTCCATCATTCTAGCATCTGCACTTTGTCCCAATAGGGACAGGACACATACCGCCAGTACCATAAATAACTTCTTCATATAAAACCTCCTTTAATATATAGCTACAAAGGCTCTCATAAGGTATTACCTTAATCTTGCCATGATATACCTCATATAGGGGAGTGTGACTATAAATTGAAAGGAGAAAAGATTTATAGTATCACAAACCCCCAAGAGGTCTGGCGGTCCCAACGGGATTTGAACCCGTAATCTTCACCTTGACAGGGTGACGAGATAACCGATTACTCCATGGGACCATGGTAGTGGTGCTAGGGATTGAACCTAGAATAGAAGAGTCAAAGTCTTCTGTGTTACCATTACACTACACCACAATGTTGGTACCCCTAGTAGGACTCGAACCTACAGAACCTGGATTTTAAGTCCAGTATGTTTGCCAGTTTCATCATAGGGGTATATGGCATAGGCAAGAGGAATCTAACCCCTATCTTCGGTTTTGGAGACCGACGTGTTTACATTACACCATGCCCACATGGCTCCTAGGAAGGGACTCGAACCCCTAACTTTCTGGTTAACAGCCAGACGCTCTACCATTGAACTACCTAGGAATACAATACCACTATATATGGTCGGTATCGAACCCACCGTCTCCGTCCGTTCTGGACGTTGTTTTACCTGTAAACTAATATATAGCTATTGCGTGGTATATACAGTAAGGCACCCATGGAATGACAAACCCTTAACGACAGTATATAAGTGCCGAATGGTGACTCGTGGGGGAATTGAACCCACCGTTCTCGCTGTGAAAGAGCGATGTTTTAACCACTTGACTAACGAGCCATGTATAAACGCCTATCCTAACTGAGCAACCCTTTAGTCACTCAGTAGGCGATATTAAACCGTAATTCAATATCAAGGCTCTGGAGGATGGTACAGGATTCGAACCTGTGGTCGCTTTTAAACGACGTCTCTTTAGCAAAGAGATACAATAAGCCACTCTGTCAACCATCCATGTGGAAGCGGAGATGGGAGTCGAACCCATACTATACTGGCTTATGAGACCAGTGTCTCTACCTTTGGACTACTCCGCTATGTGGAGGAGAGTGTAGGATTTGAACCCACGGAACATTTCTGTTCAACAGTTTTCAAGACTGTCGCAATAAACCAGACTCTGCCAACTCTCCATGTGAGTAGGTGGGAAAACAGCGTACGTCCGTTCTCCCTCTAACGGCGACCCGCTCACGCCGACCATTGTAGTAGCTAATTACAATGGGTTTTGTATTTTAGGTTGACTACACCTAATGGTGGTGGGTGTTGGAATTGAACCAACGCTAACATAGGGCTTCAACCTATTGCTCTACCTGCTGAGCTAACCCACCATGTGACAGCCCCTTGCGAGGCTGTAAATTATGTAGATTTTCTAGTATTGAGGTACATAAATGATACTGCTATAATATCAGCCATGTTGTCAAACTCATGCTAGATACTAGCAAAACAATGAGTTCATGGATTTTATAAGCGATTGAGGATTGATGATTAAGAGCTTGATAAAAATGATTAATCCGTAGTTAATGATTAAGCGATTAATATTATCGGCTTAAAGATTATGGATTACCATTAACGCTCTGTTATCATCATCTCAAGGCGTTTGTGGTCCGAAGCCCACCATAATTTTCTCTTTGCACCCATTTCAAGTAGGTTTGCCAGTATGCTTTCACTTACTTTAAGGCAGAAACATCTGGCGGACAAACATCCTCGTATCATTTTTGAGTTTGAACGATACTATAGCAATACTAATTAATATTCAACTGTGATTTCAGTAACCTCAGTTGCATGACCTAAAATAGAGTCAATTTCAGCTAAATAGTTTTCAATGTACTCTTTAAAAGACATTAAATTTTCAGCTAACTTATTAGGGTCAAGAAGCTCGATTGAATATTGCTCACGCAATTCTGCTTCACGCTCTTGTCGAACTTTACCAGATGCTTGAGTAACGGAAGAAAACTCTTGATACAAACGCTCTGTGATTTTTTCGTCGACTCTACGTTCTGCATCTTGATATGCATTGGAATTATCAAGGACGGCTCTTTGCATACCTTTAACCACACTTGCTAACAAATCAGATAAGTATTTTTTACGAGCTATTGCAGAAGCAAATGAGATAGCTTCGTATTCATCTGATTGTTTATCAATACCAATAAACTTCTTGACTGTAACGGTGTGCTTGGCATTTGCATCCATAATCGCATTAGCGATAGCTTCACGTCGTTTCAGCTTATCATTAAGTGATTGAAAGCGTGCCTGTGAATCTACAACCCAGTCTTTTTGTTTTAGACCATCAATAACTGCTCTATTAGAGGTAAAGACAGCTACAAATTTAGTAGAAGATAATTCTGAAATCTGTTTATCTAATACTTTCTTTTGAGTTAATGCTTTTCTAATTGTCATAGTTTCTTTGTTCATAGTATTCCTCCTACTAATTAATCATAACATGTGAGCTGTTGGTCATGGACACCCTCTAGCTCAACCTACACCTGTATTATACCACATCCAAAACCACTTGTCAACACCTTTTTGATGAAAGTTTGATGAAGTTTTGCTTTGTGCTCCACCAACTTGACTATACCTGTATTATACCACAAATGTGATTTCTTGTCAATACCTATCTGATAGGGCAAACACCAGATGCACATTCACTTCTATCGTCTAAAATTTCAAATTCTTTACCCATATTTCTTGTGCTTAACTCTAGGTTATTAAGTAATACAGGGTCAAAATCTTTCATTTTAGATTTTAATTCTTCGTATTCTTCTTTAGTGCATTCTTCATATGGCATCAAAGGATAATAGGTAGAATTTAATTCTAAGAATGTTACACCTAACATACTATCCCAATGATTATATACAAAGTCTTCTACCTCATCCCATTCTTCTGGTTTAACAGTAATGGTATTAGATGTATTCATATCTGTATAATACTCTTGGAACAGAATATATTCTTTTAATTGCTCGACAGCAGGTACATCTGCTTTAGTTACAGTAGCTGGACTATGCACTGGAAAATCAATTACAATAGTTGTAGCTGTCTCCATATCTTGACCAACTTCTGGATGGATTTGCCAACCAAGCTCTTTAGCGGTTAAAGCTAATGGGTCATGTGCGTTTACACGGATACGTCTAATGAAATATGGAGAATGTTGCCAATGAACTCCTGGAGAAACACCATTAGCTACAAGGCTAAGTGACCCCTCTGGCTTTAAAGCCGTCATCAATAATGGTACAGGAGTTTTTAACTCATCTGAAATAGTATGACCAGCTTCATGCACAATAGAACGCAACCATTTAAGAATACCAACCTTACCACCAGCACGTCGTAAAACACTATTACTCATTTTAGCGATGAAATCTTGCCAGCCAGTCATAGAACACCCAGTTAATCTATCTCTATGATGAGCTTCATTCCAGCCTTCTAACTCTAAATCTACACATGTCATACGGTAACCAGCACGAGCAGATAATGTAAAAGCTAATTCTAAACCATCCCAGTCTACAGTACCATCATCATTTACAAATGAAACCATATTAACAGTCGTAAGATTGCAGACAGCATTTGGTGGTAATAAAATTTCCGCACATGGATTTAAACCAGCAAAATCTGGACGTCTACGTTTAGCTTCTGCTACGTTAATAATGCCAGGCTCCCCAGATTTACGTATAGAGTCGAATAACTCGTGAATTTTCTCACGACTTGGTTTTACCTCTTGATAGATACTATTATTACTCATATATCTATGTTCCATGCCAGGCTGAATATTATCCTTAGCATGCACGCACTCTTCGTCATGTGGGTCAATAATAGCAATTTCTGCCGTACGACGCACGCCACCAACAACTACGTTTTGTCCAATTAAATTGCAAATATCCAAGCAATGAATAGGGAGTAGCTTACCATGTTCTGGTTTAGACGAGAATTTACCATCTTGAATTACATGGTGGATTTTTGTGAACATATCCATAATAGACTCGTATCCACTGGCAGTACCACCAAAACTAGATAATGTAGAGCCCTTGACACGAATTTCCGTATAATCAATTAACAAATGATTACAATTAGTGTCAGATACCATGAAGTTAAGGTAAGCACGTAATGCTTCTACCCAACCCTCTTTACTATCTCCAACCTTGATAATAAACATATCATCTTCTTGTTCTGTGATAGTATACTCACGACCACGCTGTTTAGTTGAATGTGGATTATACTGAGAATGTAAAATAACATTATCCCTAAACTTCGGTAATTTATATACATCATTTGGTAATATACGTACACCTACACCAGTGCCAACCATAAGGAGATAGAATAAATCACAAAGTGATTTAATACTATCAATTACTACAAACGAGCAATTAAAGTTAGCTAATTTTGTTTTCTTACTTGCTTCACTGCCACCAATCCACAGTGAGCGACCACTAATGAACTGTTTTAGATTAAACATATTAGTGAATAATCTTTGTGCTTCATATACAGATGTACGTGCCAAAGAACAATTATATTCCACTGCACGCACACAAGTTTCTTTCCACGTTTCACGTCTACCTTCATCTGGTAACCAACGTGAATATGTTCTATAATAAACTAGCTTCGCTAGATTATCCATATGTTTTGGAAAATCTGGGAAGGTAGAAATAAACTCTTGACTTAATAGGCTCATGCTTTTTTATACCTTTCTACTAACGTACATTCACTTTGTTTCCAAAAATGACTTTTAGGTCCTAATATAGAATAAGAATATTCATCACTCTTAGGGTCATACTGGATAGACTGAATCACAATCACACCTTTAGGTGTTTTTACCTTATCGTATCTTTTAAACTTTTGGGAACTCATCGTCTTTGTCTCCAAAATCATCATTGAGCAAGTCACGTAGACATTTCATGATACTAACAAAAGAACATCCATAGAACAAAGGGATAAACCACTCTGCGAGAGTATGATTAGATGTAAAATATAGATAAGGTACGAGCACTGCCCACATTAATATTAATGCGATACAAACAGCGTTAATTAAAGAGTTCTTCAGCACATACAAGAACCCTAATATTTTATCTTTCATATTCTATCTCCTACTTGATATCTAAATACTATTTTATTATCCATAATAATGATGAAAGCCATATAAGACTCAGAGACAATTACATCTACTGGAGTCCTATATATCTCAAAAATCTCTTCACCAGTATTATACGCCAATTCTGTTAATTTGTCAAATATGTCCGACAAGTTTATTTTCTCCTACTGGCTGACGCATTGCACGACAAGCATTTTCAAATATCAATTTTGAATCAAAGTAAATACGGGACAGATGTTTAGATGTAGCATCTATATATCTCTGTGAGCGTTGTATAGAAGATACCCTTTCCCATGCTTCTAATACTTCCATTGACTTAGTAGCAAGCCTATCTCCTTCATTTACTTTTGTTGACAATGAACTACTTACAGTGGCGTGTGTAGCTTTTGCACTACGTTCTGCATCGGCAAGTTCCTTTCCTAAATCAGCGGACAAGAACTCGAAGCTAGCTTGCAAAGCAGATGCTTCTTTCATAATACCAAATGCAGAACTAGCGTCAGTATCTTCTAAATCATCATACCAGAGTTTTAGCTCATCATAACTTGCTTTTAATTCTGATAGATTTTTCATTTATTATTCCTTTGCCCGTTTATTAGCGGAGATATCGAAAGCAACTTGCTCAATAAACTCTTGAGCCTGTTCTTCTGTTTCAAATTCTTTAATTTTTACACTAACCCCACTAGCAATAGAACCTAATACCATATAGCTGGTAACCTTATTTAAGTCTGTTCTATCTTTTTTAGGTTTAACAAACAAGGAACAAGCATTAATTAATTTTTTACTATCATCTGATAAAATGTACATCGAACAATTATCCTCCATCATCATCTTATTAACTTAAAAGTTTTTTATCTTCTTGAAATTCTCCATCAGCCATAGCAATTAAGGCACGACCAAGAGTTCGCATTACCGCTGGTTTAATAGCATCAACACCTAAGCCAGTGATTACTGCATCATTCATAGCTAGCAATAAAGAAATTACTTCTACAACACTAGCTTCTTGAACTTGAACGTCAGAATCAACCTTCGCTTTATTATCCTCAATAGTCGCTTTTAGAGATACACTAAGTCCTTTTTCATTTTCTAATAATTTTTTCATATGTTTCCTCCTTTAGGTAAAATAACCTATCGCAATATGGTCTTGAGATAACTACAATATCGCTATTGTCTTGGTTAAAATAAGAATGAACTATTTTAAACCCCTTATCTGGTATTGTATTTACCACATCTAATTTAACACCATTTACAAGTGCATGGAATAAATCCTGACGTAATAAATAAGCAAATCCATCAATATGGATTATACCTTCCTCAGCTTTTTTATACCAAGCATCTGAATTGACATTACGCTTAGATTCTACAGTAAATTTATGACCGTTAATTTCTACCTTAATATCTCCACGCATTTTCTCAACCATTTCATCATTGGCTAAAGCCTTAATGATATTTGCTGATTTTAAAGCACCAGACATAGGGACTAAATTAGACTCTAAGCCAATTTTATCAAACCAAGCAACTAATTCACGTTCTGCATTTCTGCCATTACGTCTATTACTTTTTCCACGTTTACTTGCTGAGGTTTGTTTCTTTACTTTCTTTTCTAACTTGCGTACTAATTTATTTTCTTCTTTTCTGGGAGATAGTATTGATTTATTCTTAGGTCGATATAAACCGTAGTCGTCACATATCCAACACTGGTCTTTGGTAGTTAAACAGTTTTTAGATACCTTGCAACTCTTCATCTTCACCACTCAAAATTGCTAAGCCTAACAAACAATATACAACAATATCATATAGACGCTCTTTAGCGTCAGGTAATAATGTACCATGTTGTAGCAATGCTAAATCATGTTTGTCCTTGAACTGCATACAAGACTTAAATGCACCGTCTTGAGTGAGTTCCCCAAACTGTCGTTTAGCACTCTCTTTAAAAGCCGACAACACATCATTACCACTGGCATATTGTTTATTCTTCATCAAGAATAACTGACCAATCAGTGTCAAATGATTAGCTGATAATGTGTCGAACTTATCTAAATTAATCGTTTTCATCTTTCTTTCCTTTATCACAAAACTTAGCTACATTACAATAGCGTTCACATTTCATTCCTCCCCAACATTCAGAATTACGACATGGTGGAGGTAATATGTTAGTTGCCAAAGCATCCGTGAGGTCTTTAGCTTTCTTTTTCATATACCTTTCAATCCACTTATCGCTAATCTTATTGATAGGGACCAAATAACCAGGACTTGTGATACCTCGTTGATTAGCAATATATGTATTGCCGTCCCTAACGATTACCTCGCATACTAGGTTATTAACAGGTTTCTTTAATTCTTTTTCTATCTTCATACGATAGTCGTTAAGCTGAATAGCGAGGTCTAACCTATGTTTTGCACCATCTGAGCGTATTTCATTTCTGAATTTTGGCTGACCCTTTTTAGCTCCAGTCTTGTAAACTTCTCCAGTTGGAACACGTTTTGTATATAACCCTAAAACCTTAGCTACTTTCCAAGACCCATAGGTTTTATTATCATACAGCGTACCTCCATTTTCAGACGAATAGTAATCAAATGCACCAGTTGATGTACCATCATCAAGCCTAACTTCCGAGATACCTTCATCGTCTGTGTACTTTTCTAAGTAATCATGCACCTTAGTACCGTGTAACATGAAGAGAGAATCCATAGGGTTAATTGCATAATCCTGTGTAATCTTTAAATAGTTTTCTCTCGTTCCTGCCAGTAACTGAGTTGTGCTTGGCGTGCCAGTCCATTCTCGCTGGTCTGCTAAAGCAATTAATGTGCGTTTAGATAAGCACCTACCAGCAGGACAGTACAACTCGCCAGTAGCTGGGTTAATTTGCCCTTCTAGTCTGCAAGCTGTCAGACACTCATCTATACCAACCTCATAACCATCAGGACATATATATTTTGTATATGGCATTATTAAACCCCACAATCACATGGACAATCACATACTACAACATCGCAAGATGGTGTATCAGTAGACATATCAGATAATGGTACATATGGCACATAAAAATCAGAATAATCGTTAGTGCGATTGTCGTCATCTTTCATTTGCTTTTTATCTTTATTTTTCATGATTTCACCTCAATCAATTGCATTTCTACAGGGTCCCGATGACCGATTGTAATATAATATTTGATTTTAAATTTCCTACCATCGTCGCTTTCAAATAACTCGTATTCTTTTGCAATCCACTCTTCAGCATATATAATGCCCTCGCCAATTTTATGTATATACGGTGGTGTATTTTTCAAAAAATTATTAAGAGTTTTATCAGTATGTTTCATGGTTAGAAATTTATCTAATTGTTGTTTTTCTGTTTTGTTCATCATATTTCAATACCAACCAGTCTCCTTATTACTATCGCCTAAAAGCAACAAACATCTTTTATTTGAGTCTTCATACCTAGGTCTATCGTCTTCGATATCAGTAATGTTACCTTGTGCATATTCCCAAGCATATGTAGCCCCAACTTGAACTACTTTATTTTTAGGGTATTTTTCTAAAATTTTAATTAATTGTCCGACTGTCATTGTTATCACCTCTTGTTTGTATTATACCATAGTAGTTTATTGTTGTCAAGCGATTTCTTCTAATCTTGATGTATTAGAGTTATATTTTAATTCCATACGCATTGGTCCATATATACCATCACGTGCCTTTTCTACTTTCATACGAGTAATATTTTTTAATTCCTCTTGTTTTTGCAGAGAGAGACCTGGTTCTTTTTCTGGTCTCCATAACATTATGATAACATCACCACTAGCTTCAATATCGCCAGTCATACGAAGTAAATCCATTGTAGGTTCATTATATGTGTTTGCACCACGATTTAATTGACTCAGCATAACAAAAATAATGTTTAGTTCCTTAGCAATGCCTTTCATTTTAAGAGCTTGCTCAGAAGCACCCTCATATGTACTAGCACCTTTGAGATATGTGAAGTAATCTACAGCTACAATATCTACAGGACCACCTAATGTGTTCTTACGATTACAAGCAATAATGCGAGCCTTTATGTCGTCTATAGATAATCCATTATCATCATAGATAACTAGACGTTCAGCTAATTTAGTTTCAACTTGAGCTATCCGTTGGTCGCCATTTAACACAAGGTCACGCACATCTCTTAGAGGAATTTGCAAAATCTTTGCTATAATTCGTTCCATTACTTTACCTTTAGACATTTCCAAAGAAAAGAAAATAGTCCGTGCTTTATTAGCTACTACTTGTCGCAAAATATACTCAATAAGCCAGTCTGTCTTACCAGATGAAGAATACGCCCCAACAATCATTACATGTGATTTTACCATACCGCCGATACAGTTATCTAAGCACTTGAAATGTGTTTTATATTCACCTCGAAGGTATAAATTTTTTAAGTCGTCAATAGACTCTTGCGTAGTTGCCGCATTTTGAACAAGTTCATCAGTATCTTCTTGATAATTTTCAAAGAAGTCCTTTAATTCAGAGAACTCTCGTTGCCAACGCTCACATAGCTTTTTAATTATATCAGCCTTAAATAAAGGATTACTTACAGTCTTTAAGAAGTTATGAGCTACGTCATACTCCTCTTCAGAAGACTTGCAACTATCTAGCATAAACCATAATACATATTTATCAATATGTATTTTTGGTAACGTATTTATATCGATACCAGCTAGCAATGCATCATTTAAGTCCTTAATACCATCTGGTAGTTCTAACACCCTAACCGTAGCACGTGGTAGAATTTCTTTGAAATAATCACGTACACGAGGGACACGTTTAATACCTTCTATATCATTATCTGGACAATATACAATAGTTGGAATTTTTCTTAATGTCCGTTGCAATGTACGTAACTGGTCTCTATGTACCTCATTACCACAATATGCAACTGTTGATAAACCCATTTGATGTCCACTAATAGCGTCCATATATCCTTCAACAAGATATAATGTATCTTTTTTCTTTTGTTTAATAACTTTATCTAAGTTATACAACAAAGCAGATTTATCATACATTATATTATTTCGTGTATTGATGTATTTAGGACTACGGTCAAATTGCCTTTTAGCTATAGCAACAGGCTGACCATATTCATTATAGATAGGAATTACAAGACAGTCTGAATCAAAACCCAATCTAAAATCATTTATTGTTTCATCTGTAAACCCACGCTTTTTTAGATACTCATGAATTTTAGGTAATTGTTTTACAGACCGTTCGATAATACGCTTACAGTCCTCTTCTACCTTAACAGATTTATTCCAATTTTCATCAGAGTCTAAATTAATATTGCACTCTTGTGCTAATTTTTTTATGGCTACTGTGCGAGATACATCCTCATAGTCACTAACAAATTGTATAATATCTCCACCACTTTCGCAAGCAAAGCAAAAATAACTATTTGTCTGAGGATATACTACTAAAGGTGTGCCCTCATCACTTCCATGAATTGGGCACTTACCTTCAAATAGAGAGCCTTTAGGTCTTAATTCTGTTGTTCTTCCGATATATTCTACTATGTCTATTTTTGTTTTTAACAGGTTTTCTACACTCAATCTTCTTTTACTCCTAACAGCTCTTCAATTTCAACGCATAAATCTTTAATGATTGCTACATAAACACCTTTACCAAGGTCGTTTTGTTTCTTAGATAGTGTAGCATAATCAATAATAGATGTCAAGCGTTTTAAAATCTCTTGTTTGTTATTCATAAATATCAACTCCTATAAATTCATTAAACTGTCAAATGAATAAGGGTTGACTACCTCATGTTTCTTTATGTTTTCCTCCTTAGTTTCTTTCCATCTTAATTCTGTTTGGTATGCTTTTGCCCTATCTATGATAGTCCACGGAGGAACTATATCTCGATTAGGCATTTCTAAAAGAAAGTCATATACTATATTAACAATATCAGGGTCTTGTTTAAAAAAGTATCCTCTTATACGCCAATAGTCTTGGCTTGGCTTTCCTCTTGTAAAAGCAGGTTTATCTGAGCATTTTTTGAGATACAGTGTAACAACCTTTTGTAGTTTACCAGCATATGTCAATATATCACTCTCCTTTATAGCATATATTATATTTTCTTAATTATATAGAGTAGTCTATAATTTAACCTTATCTGTGGTCCCCATATACAAATAACCTTTTGATGTTTGTAATTTTACAAATGGAACCTTATCATCAGGCGTATTAGTTTTTGAAGTCATTACTATATAGCCATGTTCAATCAAGTCTCTTAAATGGCTAATAATAGCACTTTTTCTAATAATGCCAAGAGCTAGTAATTCTTTATGGGAAATAGGAGCCACTAGGACTCCTTTCACCATAATCCCTTTTTTTGATTTCTCATGTATATAACCATGAAAGATAGCAGATACGGCACCTAGCTCCTTAGCTACCTCCATTGAGATTACCATGGAGCATCCTCAGAACCTGCATTACCATGAGTTTCTACCCATTTCTTAGCCGCTTCTTTAATATCTGCTTTTTGTGCATTGTTAGATAACCATTGGATATAATCTAATGGAATATCACTAAAACGCTTGCCGTTATGTTTACCAAATGTAATTAATGGATTATCATCAGAAGTTGTATCATATTCATCGGAACCATTATCAAATCCAGTAACAGGAATATCTCCACTATCGTGAACTGGTTGCGAAGGATATTTTACATTAGCAGAGCCTTCTGGATAAGTGAATCCTTCTGGCAATGCCCAATCTGGTAAACGTGGTACTGTTTTAATTCGACCATAATCGTCTGTCTCTGCCCAAGTATCTCCGATACCATATAAATATCGACCAATACCAAACTGAACTGCCGCCCTCTTCATAGCTCCAGATGCACCACCTTTAATGGCTTCAAAATCTGTAAGATTTGCAACATCAGAGCGTTGTACCATTTTAACATTACCTTCTTCATCTTCAATATGAAGAATTAATGTACACTTAAAACCTTTAAGGTCTGTTGTATTGCCCTGTTTGTCGAGCTTAGATGTAACACCCATATCAATAGGAGCTAAACCCATTTCCCAATTAGCAGGACCTACAGCCTGGTCTAAGCGGTCCATAACAGCACGTGCAGTCACATACGCCAAAGCCTGTGTTTTACCGTTTTTCACAAAACGCTGTGGACGCCACTCAATATCATCTGGGTGGAATGGAGCTTGTAAAATTTTAAATACTTCTTGAATTTTTTCTTGATTCATAATATCTCCTTATATAAATCACAAAATAAAGGTAAACTATTCCTTTTAATTGTATTATACCATAATACTTATTATTTGTCAAGCTTTTTTTTAGCTACAATGAAATCTTGTATTACTGTATTGTCCATTCTCATGATATAAACTTGACCTTTTTGAAGCAGTTCAAACTTAGGTTCAAACATAACAGCCTTAATAGCACCTCTGCTAGGAGTATATATTTCTATAAATCCCATAGGTTTACCTTTCTTTGTTCGATGTGCCTTAACTTTCGTAACTAAAGCTATAACATTTGTACTGCCATCTACAATGTCAGTATCATATTCATTGAATATATCAGTGAATGTATAACGTAAAACGTCATATTCCATTTCGCCGTAAGATTGTTCTTTCTCGCCAGAGTATTTAAACTCGCCTTTTGATTTTCTTTTATCTTTAAGCCAATCTACATACTCTAACAATTCCCACCGAGTTTTATCTGTATAATCATCACAAGCACCAGACTTAATAATATTTTTAAGCATGGTCTTATTTAATTTTACATTATTTTCAAGGAACTGTAAAGCATTATTTGACGGTTCGATTTTTACACTACCAACACCAGCGATAGTATTAAAACCCATAACAACAGTTCTGCCATTAGTAGAACATTCCATGCGTCCTCTCAATAAGTCTGGTTTCACGACTCTTACATTAATCCTTTTACAATGCTCTATAAAGAATACTAGCTTATCACGAGACTGTGTGTCTCTTGAAGCCATTTCTATTAACGAAGCCATATACTCTGGTGTATAATGAGCCTTTAGATACGACGTATACCACGCAAGAAGCCCATACGCCGCAGAGTGACCCTTGTTAAATCCATAATTAGCAAAAGTGATAATCTCATCGCATATCTCTTGCATAATTGTTTCATGAATCCCATTTTCCAAACCCCTCTTTTTCATATCGTCTATAGCTGGTTGCATTTCATCAACGATTTTTCTACCAATAATACGTCTAAGATTATCTGCTTCACCATATGTATAACCACATAACTCTCTGGCGATTTGTAGTATTTGTTCTTGATATAGAATAATACCTTCTGTATCTTTTAGGATTGGTTCTAGTTTAGGATGTAGGTATGTAACTGGTTCTATACCCTGTCTACGCCTTTCAAATACTTCCACCATTCCAGAATCTAATGGTCCTGGTCTATGTAATGCTACTGTATCAATTAAGTCCTCTACCTTAGTGGTATTAATAGCCTTAATAATATCAGTCATGCCTTTTGATTCTATTTGAAAACACCCTTCTGTAAAACCAGCTCTTAGCATCCTAGATGTAGAATCATCTTGATAAGGGATATCTTTAATAGATAAGTTATCTTTACCCACTTGTTTAATAGTCCAATCTATAATATCTAAGTTCTTTAATCCTAGAATATCAAGCTTCATAATCCCCTGTTTTTCTAATAAGTGGAAGTCTTGTGCCGCTAAGAATGAATCTTTACTCTTTTCAATAGCACACCAATTAGAAACATCTTTAGGGAATACAACAACAGCAGATGCATGAACACTGTATTTTTCTATATGACCATTAAACTTCTTAGCCAGTTCCCTTAATTTGTCGTCTTTAACCTCATCTAAAGATTGTATCTTAGTTGAAATTTCATCTATATCAGATGGTTCATAGCCTAGTGCTTTACCAGCTCTTTGAACAGATGATTTAGGTTGCATATAGCTAATAGTCCTAATCTGATGAACAGTGCCATACTTTTGTCTAATGTATTCTATGACTTCGCCACGTCGCTCAGAAGACACGTCGCAATCGATCCTTAATACCTTATGTTACCATAAGGAGTAGACTATCTCTTAACCATATCATAAATAACTTAGGTCCCTCGCACTTCGAATGGAGCAATACCCACCCTACGCCCCTTTGGGCTAGTCGTTACACTTTAATTCACAGTCACTATTTTAACATTTTTAACTTTTCTATATTTCGCTAAAGAAGATTTAGATAGACCAAATTCTTCTGCACAAAATCTAGCCGCTTCTAACACAGAGTTAAATAACCCAATAAATTTATTGTCTTTATATACATAACATACTCTATGGTTTCTAATCGGTCCCATCGTGTTATAAGACTTATATAAATTACCTTTTCTGGTTATCCATCTTAGATTGCTAACATTGTTATTAAGTATGTCGTTATCAATATGGTCAACTTCAGGTAAATTATCTGGATTATCAATGTAAGTTAAAGCAACTAAACGATGAACTAGATGATGTTTCCTTACGCCGTTCTTAGTTAAGTCTACTTGCAAATAATTTGAAGTTTTACCTGCAAACGTAGACAAAAACTTATTTGACTTATAACTCCATACGTCACCGTTTGTTGTGATAGCATACAGCCCTTCATATCCTTTTACATTTTTCATGTAAACCTCCAATCCGTGACTGTGAATTCTTAGCACGGTGTTGTCCTATAAGGAGTTTCACCGTTAGCACCTTTCGGCACACCCTTTTTGCTATAAGGTTCACGAGGCTTAACACTATATATTTCTATATAGCTCGACATTTTATTGTTTATCTGGCAATGTTACACGTTCTGGATTTGCAAACCGTTCAAATACTAGGTTAAATCTGATTGGGTCTACTTCTGTAATACCCATAAGATACGCTACCAATGAACCACCTACTGAACCACGACCAGGACCAATAGGAATATTATTTTCTCTACAAAACTCTAACATATCGTAAATGATACACATATAATTTGTGTAATGGCATTTATCTAATACTTCAAATTCATGCAGAGCTTGGTCTTTATATTGCTTCCAATTTGGTTTATTTCTTATACCAAGTCTCTTCCAACCTTCGTTACATTTATCCTTTATAAATCTAAGAGGGTCTGGTGTATCGAATTTAGGGAAGTTTTCTCCACCCATAGGAATTTCAACATTACATTTATCTATAATGTCAGATACATTTTGGAAGTATTCATCTGTATTGAATTTAAAGAACTCAGCCATTTCAGATTTACTCATCATATGGTAATCACCACTACCATAATATTCACTATCTTCTGCTAGGCTTAACCATAGTCTATGTATACTTGCATCTTCTGGCATTACATAGTGGCTATCACCAGTAATAATTACAGGAATATTATATTCCTTACCCAACGCAAATACCTTATCGTTGTATTCATATTGCTCTGGGAACTTATGTGGCTGAACCTCTAAATAGAAATCATCACCAAATATTTTATGTAGGTCATAAATCATATTATCTGGTCTTTCACAACTTAAAACACCAGCAATACAAGCGGTACTACAGATAAGACCTTCCTTGCATTCATTAAGGATTTCAAAACCTAATCGTGGTTTTCTATAGAAATGTTCAGAAGCATATGTAGCTATTTTCATAAGGTTGCGGTAACCAGTTAAATCCTTGCATAGTAGTAATATGTGGTATGTTTCGCCACCTTGTACATCTGGCTCTAGACTTAAATATCCCTCATAACCTAGTATTGGCTTAATGCCTTCTTTATTGCATTTAAGATAGAATTCCATTAGTCCAGTGGTTGTTCCATGCTCTGTCATAGCTAATGCTGTATAACCTAATTCTTTTGCTCTTTTTATCTTGTCATCTATAGTGGCAAATCCATCAAATATTGAGTAATCACTATGGCTATGTAAATCACAAAAATTCATAACATACTCCTATTTTACATATAATATCTATATCTATTTGGTTCATTCGAGTTTTTTAAATCAGGTATACATGTCAACATATAAACAAATACAGTGCCTGCCATAAGAAATACGCCTGCATGCCCAGTTTGTATTCCATTAATATAGTTTACTATAAAAGTAGATTCTATAATAAATAATATACCAAGCACTGCGAAAAATACTATTTTAAATATCATGGTTTTACTCCTTTCAATTCCTCTACTTTTCTACGAGCTACAATATATTGTTCTCCTAGGTCCCATATATCCATTTCTAACTCGCCTATTCTTCTTTCTGTTGGTGCGATTGAAGCTCTTAAAGATTTAACTTCTTCTCTTTTATTTTTCATATCATCTATGATGCTTTGCAGTTCTGTTTCCGTATCAACTAATTTTAACATCTTTTCTGCATATTTATTCATTTACCTTCTCCTTAAACATATCTGCTTCATATTCCCATTCAAATGATTTAATAATATCACTATCAATAGTTGTGCCACATGTCCAAATTGTTTTATGAGCATTGATACATGACATTACATACCTAACTTCTGATGTGATTTTTGCCATACTTTTACAATAACAATGTAGAATTGCTGTTTTATTACTTTTTAAATTGAATTTTAAAGTTAATTTATACATTTATCCTTAAACCTCCTTTTAACTGTATTGTATCA